GACCTAAGAGAAGGCCACTCTCAAAAGGGGTGGCTTTTTCTTTTTCTGATAGTACAATCAATTCATTCTTTAAAAGGAATCATCATGTCTTCAACGACCGTCACTCGTGGCAATTCCCACGAAACTTTTTACATTTCAATCAATATCACACCAACAGCCGTTTCTGCTCAAGCAACTAGCAATCAAACGTTCTCTGTGCCTGGCTTGCAAACCACCGACATTATCCTTGCTCAAGGTTATATTGCTAACCAAATAAGCGGTGTGTTTATAGTTGAAGCCGATTGCTTGACTGCAAACGTTCTGACTGTTCAATTTGGTAACTTTACAGCTGGCTCAGTTACTCCTAGCGCTGGTTTGTATGAGTTCCAAATTGTGCGCGCCGAAGGTCCATTACCCTCAACGGCAGGCTAATTATGGCCAGCTCATCAGTCCAACGCAATGCCGGCAAGACTTATGCTTTGTCGGTAACCAGCAGCTCACACGCCGCTGTTTTGATTGACGACACGACCAACGACCAGATCAATTACACCTCATTTCTTAACACCGGCACATCGCCGATTGCTATCAAATGGGGTCCGACTGACCCTGGCGCTGCCGTGTTGCCTACTGATGGTACGCCTGCTGATTACGTTTTGCCTGCTGGCATGACGCTTCCCATCATTTTGGCTACCTCAACCACACCGTACTATGTAACAGCTATCAGCGCGTCTGCTACTGGCACTTTGTACGTTACACCCGCTGCCGACCAATCTTAAGGAGCAGGCATGGCTGATCCGGCCAAAGTCTTAGACCAAAACTTACTGCCGGTACAAGCGTACTTTGCAGTTAATGGCACGTTTCAAACTTTTATTGGTCAGGGTCAGCCTTTTTACGCCACTTTAAACCCTATTCAGTCGGGGTTAGCGATTACCCTTAGTACGCTGGATTCAAGCCCTATCGGGTCAATTACACCGTCTACTGGGGTTTTTACTAATATATCTACTACCACTGGGTCAATTAGCACGACCCCATCGGCAAACACTGATATTGCTAACAAGTTTTATGTTGACACGGTTGCACAGGGTTTAGGACCAAAAGCCGCGTGTGCGGTAGCTACCACGGTAAATATCACCTTGTCGGGTTTGCAGACAATTGACAGCTACACGACTGTTGCCGGCGACCGAGTGCTTGTAAAGAATCAGTCTACAAGTTCCCAAAATGGTATCTACATTGCATCGGCCAGCTCGTGGACTCGATCAACAGATATGGATGTGTGGTCGGAAGTGGCAGGCGCGTACACCGTCATTTTGAATGGCGGCCAAGCTAACACCGGCTGGGTTTGTACTGCGCCCACTAGCGGCACAATTGGCGTTACTGCCATGCCTTGGGTGCAATTCTCAGCGGCCAGCACTTATTTTGCAGGCACAGGGTTAACGCTTGCATCTAACACATTTAGCATTACCAATACTGGTGTGACCGCGGCATCGGTCGGCTCGACATCCAAGACTTTGACCGCAACTGTTAACGCGCAAGGTCAATTAACCGCGTTGGCTGATACCAATATTGCTATTGCAGCTACCCAAATCACATCGGGAACGATTGATACCGCAAGGATTTCAGGCTTTTACACCGGTATAACTGGTGTTGGAACGCTTACTGCGGGTACTTGGAATGCAGGCACAATTGGTGTGGCCTATGGTGGTTCGGGCGCTACCACATTTACTGCTGGATATTTGAAAGCAAGTGGAACATCTGCATTTAGCACTGTTTCCACCATTCCAAATACAGATATTACTGGGCTTGGCACAATGTCAACCCAAAACGCTAATGCTGTGGCTATTACAGGCGGTTCTGCGGCGGTTACAACGCTTAAAACGCTAGGTCTTACTGGTTATCTATATGGCAACGACACAAGCGCTGTAACAGCTTCTACGACCATTCCTACATCGGCCTTGTCAGGCAGTTTTGTAAGCACATTTTCTGCTGGAACAACAGGATTTACGCCATCAAGCAATACAACTGGCGTAATAACTTTGTCAGGAACGCTAAATGTGGCCAATGGCGGTACAGGCGTTACAAGTTCAAGTGGTGCAAATTCTGTTGTTTTGCGTGATGCCAATGGGAATATCACCACTAATTGTTTGTTTGAAAGTTATGTATCACAAGCGGCAAGCGGAACAACAATAGTTTTAACGGCATCAACTGCCCAAAATTATCAAATAACTGGTTCCGGTGGACAAATAATAAGGTTGCCTGATGCGACTACTTTGCCTGCTGGGGCAACATTTACATTTAATAACAATCAAAGTTCCGGCACTATTACTGTTCAAAATAACTCTTCTACAACTGTTGCCACAATAAACTCTGGTGGATATGTTGTTGTTAATTTATTGACTAATACGCCCGCCGCTGGTAGTTGGGACAAACACGATTTAACCCCATCCAATGTATCTTGGTCAACAAATACTTTAGATTACGCTGGTTCTATTACAAGCGCCACATGGAACGGATCAACTATTGCTTATAACCGAGGCGGCACAGGGCAATCGGCTGCTTTTGTTGCTGGCGGCATAGTTTATGGTGCTAGTACAAGTGCATTGGCGGTAACCGCTGTTGGCACTACTGGACAGGTTTTACAGTCAAACGGCTCAAGCGCACCGAGCTGGGTTACTCCTACGGCGTATACCACAGTAACTGACGATACAACCACCGCAAGCACCCGTTATCCTTTGTTTGCAGCCGCTACAGCGGGTAATTTAACGACTGAGTACGTCAGCTCAACTAAGCTGCAATATGTACCCTCTACAGGCGTTTTAACGGCTACAGGATTCAGCGGGTCGGGCGCAAGTCTGACTAGTTTGACAGCGGGTAATCTGTCGGGAACTATTCCTAGCGCGGTTTTGGGTAATTCCACGATTTACATTGGCACAACTGCGGTATTGCTTAACAGGGCATCAGCATCAATCAGCTTGACAGGCACAAGCATTGACGGTTCGGCAGGGTCTGCTACAACAGCAACAACAGCAACTAATGCTACCAATATTGCTATTACAGATAATACAAGCTCTGTTTCTACTTATTATCCTGTTTTATCAGTAGCAACAACAGGGAATAATTCTGCAACCACAAGCTCTACAAAATTAAGTTTTGTACCTTCTACAGGTGTTTTAAGTGCTAATGGTGTAGCTTTAACAGGCAATTTAGGTACTGTTACTAGCGTTGCAGCTTTAACTTTAGGCACAACTGGCACAGACCTAAGTTCTAGTGTGGTTACAAATACAACAACTCCAGTTATTACATTAAATGTACCTACTGCATCTGCTACAAATCGTGGAGTTTTAAGTTCTACCGACTGGAATACTTTTAACAACAAACAAGCTGCTTTAGTTAGTGGCACAAACATTAAAACAGTCAATGGCACAAATCTTCTAGGCTCAGGAGATGTACCTGTAGGTGTTTTGACTGTAACTGGAACTGCGCCCGTAGTATCTAGTGGAGGTGCTAACCCTGCTATATCTATGTCTGCAGCCACAACTGCTGTTAGTGGTTATCTTACAAGTACTGATTGGACTACTTTTAACAATAAATATTCAGTGGGTGGTGCATTAGGTACACCTTCTAGCGGAACAGTAACTAACCTTACAGGCACAGCATCAATCAATATTAATGGCACAGTTGGTGCTACAACTCCCACAACAGGCGCATTTACTACTCTATCAGCATCTGGTGTAATTACTTCAACTGTAACAACAGGAACAGCCCCATTTGTAGTATCTAGCACAACCGCAGTAGCTAATTTATCTATTGGTGGCAATGCAGCTACCGCAACAAGTGCTACAAGCGCAACTACAGCCACAACCGCAACAAATGCAACGAATGTTGCCATCACTGATGACACCAGCACAGCATCCGATATGTACTTGTCTTGGGTGACTTCTACTTCAGGAAATTTGCCAATGAAGGTATCATCCACTAAACTCAAATTTAATCCATCTACGGGCGTTTTAACGTCTACTGGTGGTGTTACAGGAGGCACATTCTGATGTGGAAAATTTTAGAAATACAAGCTGATGGCGAGTTGATTACCAGCACACGGTATTTTTGCGCTGAAGTAAAGGGCGATAATACAGTTGAAACTGAGGGATGGTGGAAATTTGCCGAGCCTGCTCTAAATGTACCTTTTGCAGATATAACTGAAGAAATGGTTATTAAATGGGTAACTGATGACATTGGCGCACAGGTCAAAACACGTTTAGATGAACAATTGGCAACGTTAGAAAGTCAAAAGACTGTTATTGCTCCTTGGTTGCCGCAAGTTTTCACACCAAATATTTAAGGAAAAAATATGGCTGTATTTTTATCACCAATCGGAGGCGCAGGATGGCAATTCTTTAATAACGATGGAACAGTATTATCGGGTGGATTGATATACACCTATGCAGCGGGTACAACAACGCCACAAACCACTTACACAACAAGTGCTGGAAATATTGCCCATGCAAATCCAATTGTTTTAAATTCCGCTGGTCGTGTATCAACTGGAGAAATTTGGCTGACTGCTAGCTCTTACAAATTTTCAATTTTTACGGCAGCAAGCACATTAATTGCGACTTACGACAACATTTCAGGTATTGGTGCGGCATCAAATCAAGTTCAAAATTTTACTGGTGATGGTGTAACTGTAAATTTTACTTTAAGTTTAGCTCCTTTTGGTGAAAACTTTACTTCTGTATACATTAATGGTGTATATCAACAAAAAAACACATACAGTTTGGCGGGGGCAGTTTTAACATTTTCTACTGCACCTCCTTACACTTCTTCAATTGAAGTCATGTTTAATTAAGGAATAACATGGCACAAACTGGTTTTACTCCAATTCAACTGTACTACTCTAGTACAGCCACTAATACGCCAACTGCTGGAAATCTTGCGGCTGGTGAATTGGGAATAAACATTACTGATGGTAAATTGTTTTATAAAGACAATTCTAACGTGGTGCAAGTAATTGGTTGGAGAGTTCGTCCTGCTTCTGCTGGTGGAACTGGCTTAACATCATTTGCGGTTGGAGATTTAATTTATGCAGATTCTACTAGCACATTAGCCAAATTACCTGATGTTGCAACAGGTAATGCTTTAATTTCAGGTGGTATATCAATAGCTCCTAGTTGGGGGAAAATTGGTTTAACAACGCATATATCAGGCATATTGCCTGTTGCCAATGGTGGAACAAATGCATCTTCTGCTGGAATTGCGTCTTTCAACAACATTACTGGATATACAGCATCAGGTGCAACTGGTACAACCAGCACCAATTTGGTATTTTCAACAAGCCCATCAATTACTACGCCTACAATAGTTGGGGATCAAACTTTATCTACTGGCAATGTAGTCATAAGCACAACTGGTAAAGGTATTACTACTGGTAGTTCTATCCCTTTAGGTTTCGGTACAAATGGAAGTACGTCAATCGGAAATTTGGGAACATCAGGCAATTTAAGTATGCCTGGCTTTAACCAAACAAGCACATCTTTAATTGCTTTAACTTACGCAACTTTAGCCCCTACGCCAACGTTTGACGGGGCAACTTGTTCAGTTACGGTTAGTTCAGGAAACTCTATTGATTTTGGTGCTAATTTTTCGGGACTAATTCTTGTTTGCGATTCAGGCTTTAGTGGATGTAATGCTTTGCTTCTTTGTGGCGGTGGTGGAACTCAAGTTATAAGCAACTCCACTACAACTGCGTATTTTACAAATACATCTGCATCTGGAGATTATCGATTTTATTCTAGTGGTGGTTCTTATAAACTTTTTGCTAGTGCAAGATCAACTGTTTTTAAAGTTACATCATTCAGAACAACTGCGAGTACATAATGGAATATACAATTGTAGAAACTAACGAAAATAAAACCTTAATTTCAATTCTTATCAATGGGATTAAATATGAAACGTTGATTATTTGTAATGATGGAGAATTAGACAGTATGGTAGAACTTTTTGTTAATTCTGTCATTAACCCCCCAAAACCTATAGCTTAATAAAAGTTAAGGAATAAAAATGAGCCTCACAAAAGTAAGTTTTTCAATGATAAACACGACAAACCTCACAGTTGAGGATTTTGGCGCTGTTGGCGATGGTGTAACAAATGATGCAGCCGCATTGCAATTAGCATTTAATTATTCTGCTGCAAACAATGTTGCGATCTTTTTGCAAGATAAACGTTATTACACTGCAACAACATTACAAATAGGCAATGCTATTATTCGTTCTTTAAGTGGTCAGCCTGGTAGTGCTGATCCATACTATTTACTTAGCCCTACAGGTGTTCCAGTTCTTGGTTCAACACCAAACGGCAACTATTATTTTGATAGAAATGCACAAGGACTTGCATTTACGTTTGCCCAAATGATTGCTGGAACGGCATATGGATGTTGTATTGTTTCTGATTTCAACGGAAACATTCTTGAATGCGCTAATGGAAAACGCATAAATATTCAAGGTTTTGCCGTTGTTGGCTTTCATAGAGCAACATTGCAATCAGGCATTGCTACCGCAGTACCAACTGTTTATGCGGGTGCGAACCATGCCCCAATTAGAGACATTACTGTTATTGGAACTGGCAACAATGGTATATGGTTCAAACGCGGTTTAGAAAATACTGAAATGTTCAATGTGCAAGTAAGATTTTGCAATGCGCAAGGTTTTGCGGTTGGCATTACAACAGGCGTAGATTGCCCTGTAGATAATTTAGCATTTGAGGGCTGTCAATTTTCTTTTAACCGTTTAAATGGTTTATATTTTCAAGAAATCAGAAAACATCTGTATGTAAATAATTCTGATTTTTCAGGCAATGGTCAATACCAAGATGGACAACAAAATGATGGTTCTTGGATTGATCCGTTATTGGGTTACGACCGTCAACCGCCTACAAACGTAGCTTTGATGGCTGCTGGTATGCAAATTTATGATTCATCTGCATCGTATGCGGGTGGATTTATACAAGATATATGTTTAACAAATATCACGGGAGAATTGGTTGCTTGCGGATTACATCTAAGATCGGCTTCAGGAATTGCAGCGATTCAATTTTTAAGAATTCAAAACTGCGCTTTATATCGTAGCCCACAGTTTCCTTATAGCGGGGGGAATAATGCAGCACTTATTTTTCTTAACGTCTCTTATCTTAATAATTCTTTAATGAGCCAAAATGATAGGCAGGCTTGTGATTACATAAGTTTTCCTAGTGGCATACCCCCAACATCAGGAAACACAATCAATTCAAATTTATTTTTGGATAACAATATTACATCAAACGCAAGTGCTGCATTGCTTGCAGACTTTATTAGTTATCGTTTCCCAGGAGCGATTGGTGTTCAAGGTACTACATCAAAAATATATTCAGGCATCACATCTCCTGAAGGTGTTGTAATTGCGCCTCTTGGTTCTATTTATTTAAGAACTAATGGAGGTGCTGGCACATCTTTTTATGTTAAAGAAACTGGCGCAGGAAATACTGGTTGGGTTGGAAAATAAATTTAAAGGAAAAAAAATGGCTTTATCTAAAAAATTAACATTAAAAAATAATTTTGATGAAGATAGCATATTTAATGCTGCTTACATTAAAGTTGAAACTTATTCAGGTAACAAACATCAGATGTTGTTTGATGTAAATGTATATGATAAAAAAGAAGGGCAATTAGTCCAAAAATTATCATTTTCATTTCAGCCAAATATGGATTTAAACAATTTTATTGCCCAAGCATATTTAAACTTAAAAACAAAAGAAGAATTTGCCGATGCAATTGATTGTTAATTAATAAAAATTGCAGCATAAGGAAAAGCCATGTTACAACCGATTGACATTATCACCCGAGCAATGAAAGACATTGGCGCTGTTGCCGCTGGTGAAGTGCCAACGGCTGATGAAGTGCAAGATGCATTAGATATGCTTAATGATATGCTTGACCAATGGTCAAACGAGGATATGATGGTCTTTTATAAGACTGAGATTGTGTTTCCTATTACGCCAGGCCAAACTCAATACACCATCGGTCCAACTGGTCAGGTCGGCGCTAACTTTGTCGGCAGCATTGCAGGCAACGTTCTTACTGTCACTGCAATTAACTCAGGCGCTATTGCTTTGGGTCAATTCATAAGCGGCACAGGCATCACGGCGGGAACTACGATTACAGGGTTTGGAACAGGGGCAGGCGGTAATGTTAATGAAATCGGTACATATACAGTCAGCATATCCCAAACCGTTGCGTCAACAACAATCAGCGCTTACTATGAACGTCCTTTGGTAATTAACTCAGCGTTTGTGCGAATTAACACAAACTCCAACGGTGTGCCTATTGTCAATGGCGGTCTTGATTACCCTGTGGCTATTTTGGCGCTTGAAGATTATGAGATGATTGGTTTAAAAACGTTGTCTGGCCCTTGGCCAAAAGCGTTGTATTACCAGCCCACCGAGATTTTGGGCAACATTTTTGTTTGGCCTAACCCTAGTCAAGGTGAAATGCACTTGTTTGCGGATACGATTTTCCGCAGATATTTGTCAATCAACGACACAATTGTTTTGCCGCAAGCCTATTCAATTGCGCTTAGATGGTGTTTAGCAGAACGTTTGATGCCAATGTATGGAAAATCTAATCAAATCCAAATGGCAATGATTCAAGGTTATGCAGCGCAAGCTAAAGCCACAATTAAACGCACAAACATGAGACCAATTCAAACATCAAGGTATCCAGATGCTTTGTTGGTTGGCAGGGCTAAAGATGCTGGCTGGATTTTGAGCGGCGGTTTTGCAAGATAAGGATTAAAAATGCCAGATTTTGGTTTTGTCGGTCCAAGTTACGAAGCGCCAAGCATTTATCAAGATGCACAGGAGAGCATTAACTTTTTTGCTGAAGCTGATCCTAATAAACAACCTGGTGAGCGAGGAATTGTGGCGTTATATCCTACGCCTGGACTTTTGTTGCAAACTCAATTAGCAAATGCTGAAGTGCGCGGTTTGCACACTATGCCAGGCGAAAATATTTTAATTGCCGTTGCTGGTAATATTGTTTACCAAATTAATACTTCAATGGTAGCTACTCAAATTGGTACATTGGCTACTTACACAGGACAAGTATCAATTTCTGAAAACATTACCACTGCGAATGGTTTAATTGCTTACATTGTTGATGGGCCAAGCAGATACACATGGGTAGTTGCAACAAACACATTTACACTTTTACCAACAAGTGATGGCCCGTGGGTGGGTGCATCAGTTGTTGATAATATTGACAATTACAATATTTACAACCAGATAAATTCACAAAATTGGGCGTGTACTGATCTTAGTTCGCGTTTGTCAACTCAAGCGCTTTATGGATCGGCTGATGGGTCTGCTGACCAATTAGTGACACTTATTGTTGATCGGCGTCAAGTTTATTTATTGGGCGAAGTGACTAGCGAAGTTTGGGTAGATGTTGGTAACACAATTGCGGGAATAACCACTTTCCCATTTCAAAGAGTACCAGGAACTTTTAGCCAATCTGGTTGCGCTGCTCAATATTCAGTTGCGCGTGTTGCTGATTCATTTGCTTGTGTTTCGCGTGATACTCGCGGTATTGCTCAAATCAAATTGATGCAAGGATATACATGGCTTAGGATATCAACCCATGCCGTTGAACAGTCTTTGATTGGTCAAATAGTTGAAGATGCTATTGCTTACACTTATCAGATTGAAGGCCATGAAATGTATGTGGTGACATTTCCTAGTGTTGGCAATAATGGTTTGACTTGGGTTTTTGATACCTCTACTAAAGCATGGCACAAATGGTTGTCTTGGAATTCAAGTAGCGCAGTGTATACGCGCCATCGATCTAATTGCGGTGCGTATTTTAACAATATGTACATTGTCGGTGATTATCAAAATGGCAAGCTGTATAGTGTTGAAAACGCTGTTTATACTGAAGACGGTGCAACTATTCGCAGATTACGTCGAGCGCCTCACATTACAAACAATTTGCAAAGACAATATTTTGAATCATTCCAAATTCAATTTCAGCCAGGCGTTGGTTTAAGTACAGACCAAGGGTCTAATCCGCAAGCCATGTTGCGCTGGTCAAGCGATGGCGGTTCTACTTGGTCAAACGAGCATTGGGTAACCATTGGGCAAATTGGGCAATATGCAAATCGTGCGCTTTGGCGGCGTTTGGGTTGGTCGCGGGATAGGATTTTTGAGGTAGTTGTCAGCGATCCCGTAAAGGCGGTCATAGTTTCTGCGGAATTAAAAGCTGAAGTGGGTGAGAACTAATGGCTACCGCACCAAATACCAACATTAACATCCCTTTTTCTGCTTTTTTGGATGTTAAAACAGGTCGGCCATCCCAAGAATGGTTACTTTGGTTGATGAATCCAAACGTCATTACACAAACTGTTAATCAATCAATTATCAAAGGCGGCACGATTGATGGCGTGACAATCAATAGCTCTACAATTGGTTTAACAACTCCTGCTGGCGGTAAATTTACAGATTTCACCGCTTTAAATGGCGTTCAAGGAGGTGTATTTTGAATGATTTGGATTTGCCAAAACACGTTGACCGAGAAATGATTGAGAAATTGCAGCATGAAATGGTCAATATGCCGCAAGCTGAGTTGCAAACTGAACATTTGTTTAGCCTTGGTATGTACATGAGAAAATTGCACCGCCCTGCTGGGACGCTAATTGTGGGCAAAATTCATAAAGAACCCCACTTTTTTTTATGCGCTAAAGGGGAGATAATTGCGTGGACTGAAAACGGTATGAAACGCTTGCAGGCGGGTGATGTAGTTGAATCACAGCCAGGCACAAAACGCGTTACTCTGGCTGTGACTGATGCTATTGGCATTACGATTCACAGAACTGATAAAACCGATCTTGATGAAATTGAAGCTGAATTGATTGAGCCAGATACATTGGCATTATTTGATTCGGCAAACAAGTTGAAATTAAAGGAAATATCATGACATGGGTAGCTGTAGCAATTGGTGGATCAGCCCTTTTGGGGTATGCAAGTTCTCAAAAACAAGCAAGCGCAGCAACCAATGCTGCCGATTTGCAAGCGCAAGCTACGCGGGATGCGGCTGCTCAACAAATGCAAATGTTCAACACGTTGAACCAACAGCAGGCCCCATATCGTCAAGCTGGCTACGGTGCATTGACAAAAATTCAAGATATGTTGCCATATTTCACAAAAGAAGTTACGGCACAAGATTTACAAAATATGCCAGGTTTTACTTTTGGTTTAAACCAAGGCGTAGGCGCTGCGGGTCAATCGGCTAATGTTGGTGGTGGTGGTTCTAATGTTGATATGGCTAGAACTAAATTTGCAACCGACTATGCTACAAATGTTGGTTTACCGCAATATTTAAATCAGCGAACAGGCATTTACAACACTTTAGCGGGTATTGCTGGCCTTGGACAGGTATCGCAAGGACAAACGCAAGCTCTTGGTCAAAACGTGGCTACTAACCTTGGACAGCTTGGTATTGGTGGCGCATCTGCCATTGGTGCTGGTCAAATCGGTGCGGCAAATGCTTATGCTGGTGGTTTATCAAATCTTGGTAATGCTGGGTTTTTGGCATCATTGATGAAAAACCAAGGTGGCGGTTCTGACGTTTCTGGAAGTAATTTCATGAATGCTTACAACGCAATAGGTAAATAAAATGGCAGATTTTAATATTCCACAATTACCTGGCGTTGCAGCCCCTCCGCAAATGACACTTGGCGACATGGTGAACATGGCTCGAGGTGCGCAAGCGTATCAACGACAACAACAACTGACACCTTTGGAAGTTAAATCCAAAGCTGCTGAAGTCGCCAAAGCAGAAGGTACTTTGCAACCAAGCATTACAGAAGCTGAAGAAAAAGCAAAGCAAGCAACTACATCAACTCAAAGTATGCAAATGGATTTTGCCAATAAAAAAGTTATTGGTATTGCAAATCGTTTGACGCCTTTAATTAATCATCCACTAATGATTTCGGCTGAACAAAATCCAGAAGCTGTAAATCCAGATGCTTTGCAAGCATTGATAAAAAAATATGGTGAAGAACAAGCAAATGCTCTTGGAATAACAAAAGATCAAGCAGATCAACTTATTCAACCGTATTTGGAACAAGCAAAAAATCCATCTGCCACAAGACAATTTTTGAAAGATAAATTATTGTCAACTTTGGATCAAGGCGCAAGATTAACAGCTATGCAACCAAGTGGCGTTCCTATCAATACTGGTGCTGGCGGTGGAGTAGTATCTACATCTCAATTCGCACCTTATGTGCCTGGCACAGTTTTACCTGGAACAGCATACATTCAGCAATTACCGCCAACGCAAGAAATTGTTGATCCTGTAACTGGTCAAAAACGCTTGATTGGTCCTGCTGGTGGAAGTTCTGTTCCTTTAACTACAAATGTAGCCCCTGCACAAAACGCTGCATTAACAGCAGGCGCGAATGTAATTAGCGAAGATTTGCCTAGAACAATTGCTGAAGCTAAAGAAGCGCCAACAAGAATTGGAATATTGCAAAATATAAAAAGACTTGCGCCAGATGCTTTTACTGGACCAACTGCTGATCGTAGGCAAATGGTTGCTAATTTTGCACAAATGTTAGGAATGGACGTTGGAAAACTTGAAACAGCGTCTACAGATGAATTGATGAAAAATTCTGCTTTGTTGCAGTTAGCTGGCGGTAACACTGATGCAGCTAGAGCATTAGCTCAATTTGCCAATCCAAATAATAAGATGAGCAAAGAGGGTATTGCCAAAGTTGTAGATCAATTAACTGGCATTGAAAAAATGAAATTGGCAAGAAGTAATTATTTAACGCCCGTACAAAATGATGCCGCACAATATACTGCACGTAAAACAGATTTTGATTCAATATCTGATCCGCGCATTTTCCAAGAAACTACCAGAGAAGAAGTAGAAAAATTGCGTAAGTCCATGTCTGCTGCCGAGCAAGCAAAAATGTCAGCAATGGTTAAAAAAGCTAGACAATTGGGAGTATTGCAATAATGGCTACATTTGCTGATTTATGGGAAGAACCAGTAACGTCTACAAAACCAAGCGTTAAAGATTCGTCTACTCGGATTTCTTCTGATGTGCAGGCGCAACGTGATCAATTTGCATTGGCTATAAAGCAAAATGAATTGAAAACTTTGCAAGATAAATCTGCGTTAATTGTTGACCCGCAAGCAAAAGCACAACACCAAGGCGACATTGCTGCCTTGCAACGTGAAATAGCTTATATGGGCAAAACAATGCCATCATCTGTTGCGCCTACACAAGTAACTTCTACTGGAATTTCTGCGCCTGAGAGCACAAATTTTGCCGATATTTGGCAATCAATAACAGCAGAGCCAACGCAAACAAGCACAGCAGGCGCTGGTCGTGGTTCTTATGCTGGATTTGATCCAACGCAAGCAGCACGACCACAAATTAACCCAATGGGGCAAATTCAGCAAAAGGTTAATCAAAGTACATCGGCAATGGGTGGTTTGGGTGAAGCTGGTCTAAGTTTAGTTACTGGAACTGTTGCGCCTCTCGTTGCTGCTCCACTCGGAGTTTTAAGCACATTAGGTAGCGGTAAATATGGCACAGCCGAAGGCATACAAGCTGGTCAAAATACTGCGGCAAAAGTTCAACAGGCTTTGACATATCAACCAAAAACTGAACAAGGTCAACAAATTTTAGGAAAAGTTGGCAAACTTATGGAGGAGTTGCGTATTCCTCCAAGCATGATTCCTGAAGTTGCTGGATTTGCGCCATTAGCTGGTGCAGCCGAATCACAATTAAGAAGTCAATTTGCACAAAAAACACAACCACAAACCAACTTAGCACAAACAATAGGTGCAACTCGTAAAACTGAACCTGTTGCGGGGCTAGAATTAACAAGAAATATAGATCAACTTCAACAACAATTTGAACAACAAAAAGCCTCAGGGCAACCAAAACCAGCTACTGAAACAGTTACAACGCCTACAGGTGAACCTGTTGCACAAGTTGACTTAGGTACAGCAAAACCAACAACACCAAATGCACCATTTACTGAATTGAATTATTCTGAAAAAGGTTTGCCATTAGATGAACAATATGCAAGAGCTAAGGTTTTGCAAAAAGTACTTGGTGAAGATCATCTAGTTGATATGGCTGCTATTGAAGGTAAAGGTAAAGAACGTGCTACTAATTTTGATGTATCAAGAACTGATACACCTCAAGGTAACTTGTTAGCAGAAAAAATAGCTGACGAACAAAGGCGACTCAATAATTATGGTGAATCATTAATTAAAAAATCAGGTGGAACGCTTGGTTTAGATGAAGCTACATCCTATAAACGCGGCAATACATTGTTAGCCCCATTTGAGGAATATGGAAATCATTTGGACAATGAAATAAATAAACTTTATGCAGAACGAGATAAAACTGCTAAAGAAATTCCAGTGCAAACAAATTTTACTAAAGATTTGTTAAATGACCAATCAGTTACACAATTGGCTGACAATGATAAATTAGCTAGAGCCACTAATGCCAAAATGATTAAACTTGGCATGATAGACAAAGAAGGAAATTTGTTAGACACAAATGCTCATACAGCAGAACAATTACGCAAATGGTTAAATAGTCCTAATGTATGGACACCACAAAATGCTGGCATACATCGTTTGCTAAAAGAATCTATTGATAACGATGTTTTTGCTCATGCAGACCAAGCAATCTATAACGATGCAAGAGCATTGCACGGATTGAAAAAAGACACATTGGATAACCCAAATGGCATAGCCAATATTTTGGATCAAAGTGGTCCTAATGGCATTAACAGAAAAGTTGATGTAGAAAAAGTAGCAAGCAAAATAGCTGGTTTGGGCGTAGATCAATTTACTCATATTATTGATACTTTAGACAAAATGCCTGCTGAAATGCAACCAAAGGCGCAAAAAGCAAAAGCTGAAATTAAATCTCAATTTTTGAACCAAGCCATCAATCAAAAAACACCAAGTAAATTAACAACTTACATGGAAGACAACAAAGAAGTCATGAATCGTTTATTTACGCCTGAAGAAATGGCGGATATTCGTGACTACCATAACGCTGCACATATTTTAAAAACTGATGTAGGTTATAAAGGCGCAGCAGTTCAAAAAATAAATGTTGAACAAAAATTGATGGGCAAAGTTGGTGAACAATTTGCCAAAAAAGGTGCTGCGGCTGCGGCCGAATTTGCCACAGGAGGTGCTGGTATGGGTGTTCCAGCTGTAGTAGCCCATGAATTAGTAGGCAAACAATTTGAAAAAAGTCAGGCCAAAAAAATTGCTCAAGCTGAAGCTGAAGCATTAAAAAAAATACAAGAACGATTTGTGCCTATAAGAGATTTGTTAAAGTTGAAATAAAAGGACAATAATGGCTTACCTACTCTTACCAATCGGTAATGGATTCCAATAAAAGACCTAATTATGGAAATTGATCCAGTCAAATACGGCGTTCTTTGGCAAAAAGTTGAAGAGCTGGAAAAGAAAATTGACAAGCTAGAACATGGCATGGAAACGCTTTTGGCTTTAGCTAATCAATCCAAAGGAGGTTTTTGGATGGGCATGATTGTTGTTTCAGCTATTTCTAGCGTGATTGGTTATGTAACCAACTGGCTACACAAAGGCTAAAAATTGACCCTATTTCAATTCTCTTTGCTGCGAATGCGTGTGTTGCTGCTATTAAGCAAGGTTGTGACCTTTATAAGCAGGCTAAGACTTCTTTCATGGAGGTCAAGTCTACTGTTGAAGAAATTGTCGGGGATGTTAGACAAGTACGGTCGTTTTGGTCAAAGCTCTTTGGGTCGCCCAAGCCTGTGGCGCAAAAGACAAAAAAAGAAAAGTATGTAGCTGTTGATGAAACGCAAGTTATGGCTGACATTGTTGGCCAGCTCACACAGTTTTTTAAATTGCAAGAACAGTTGGCGGCGCACATAAGGGAAGAGGAAGAGAAGAGCAAAACGGTTTATGACCCTGATGCCAACTTGATGGAAGCAGCCCTTAAGCGGGTAATGGCGCAAGATCAAATGGCGGCGCTGGAGGTGGAAATCAGGGAAGCAATGGTATACGGCGCACCTAAAGAAATGGGTGCGTTGTATAGCAAAACCTTTGAAATGCGTGACGTTATCAAGGAAGAGCAGGACAAGGCACGACAGAAAAGAGACAAGGAATCATGGCAACGCAAGGAAGAGGAACGGCTGCTAAGAGAAAAACAGGCTTATCTGCTGGCGACTATCCTATTCCTCCTATATATGTGGCTCCTAGTAGGAGTGTTAGTCAAGATTGGGAAAACGTGATGGGATGGATTGCAGCTTGTGTGCTTGTGGTTATGTTGCTACCCTTATTGGGTATATTGTTTGTAGATGTGCTTGAAGTCAAGCAAGAAGCAAAGCACCAGCAAGAGCAAGTTCAGAAGTTAATTAACAAAGCAAAGGAAAAATAATGGATTGGCTAAAACAAGTAGCACCCACTATTGCAACAGCATTCGGTGGTCCATTGGCTGGCTTGGCGGTTGACGCTATCAGCAAAGCTATTGGCGTTGACCCTAAAGACGTTAATAAGACCATCGCAGAGGGCAAGTTATCAGCAGAACAAATAGGCGCTATTAAACAAGCCGAAATTGCTATGGCAGCACGCGCCCAAGAATTAGGCTTAGACTTTGAAAAGATTGCCGTAGACGACCGCAAATCAGCTCGGGAGATGCAAGCTAGTACCCAGTCTTATATACCTGGCCTGATGGCCATCGCCGTGACTTTAGGGTTCTTTGGCATTTTGGTTGGTCTGATGACCGAACACTTTAAAACATCTGATGCGTTGATGCTGATGTTAGGCAGTTTGGGTACAGCTTGGACGGGAATTATTGCGTTTTATTTTGGGTCGTCTGCTGGTAGCCAAAAAAAGGACGAACTTCTCCATAAATCGAGTCCAACTCCATGAACCTCACAGAACATTTTACATTTGAAGAACTAACTGTTACTGAACATCGGCAGTTTGACAACACCCCAAATGATGCCGAGGTTGCTAATCTTGTGCGGCTGGCTGAATTCTTAGAGCAAGTCAAAGAAGTGTTGGGCGGCAAGCCAATTATGGTGAATAGCGCGTTTCGCAGTGCTGAAGTAAACCAAGCCGTTGGATCGTCTGACAAATCACAACATCGGCGCGGGTGTGCTGCGGATATTAGAGTGCCAGGCATGACCCCTGATGAGGTTGTCAAAGCCATCATTGCATCGGGCTTGCCTTACGACCAGTGCATTCGAGAATTCAATTCTTGGACACACGTTTCAATTCCAAACGTTGATGATGCAAAACCTAGACTAATGTCGTTAATAATAGACAAATCAGGTACAAGAGAGTACGCTTGACATTAAGTTTCATTTGCTTGTCATTGATTTAGTTTAATTTCAGGCAACTTCAATGGAGTTGTCATGCCAAAGCCAGTTTATAGCGATGAAGAGTTTGTAGAAATTTGGAATACGCACAAATCAGGGAAAAAGATGGCGCTTGCTATTGGAATGGATGAGCGACAGATTCTTAGGCGGCGCAAAGATATTGAAGACAAAATGGGCTTGGCGCTTGTTTCTAGTTATAAACTCGCATCTATTAACAAGCCTGAGAATCCAGTAAGAAAAGAATTAGGTATTGAAAATGGTGTTGTTTTGGTTTTTAGCGATGCTCATTTTTGGCCAGGCATACATACAACGGCGTTTAAAGGTGTTCTTTGGGCAATTAAAGAGTTTCAACCTAAAGCCATTATTGCCAATGGAGATGTATTTGATGGCGCTTCTATTTCTCGCTTTCCTCGCATTGGATGGGATTCAACGCCATCGGTAATCCAAGAACTTAAAGCCTGTGAAATATCTCTTGGTGAGATAGAAGATGAAGCTAAGAAAGCCAGAAGCAATGTAAACCTTATATGGACACTTGGCAACCATGATGCAAGGTTTGAGAATCGCCTAGCAGCCAACGCACCTCAATATGAGTTTGTCAAAGGCTTTTCGCTAAAAGACCATTTCCCTACATGGCATCCATGCTGGAGCTGTTGGCCTACCGATGAAGTAGTGGTTAAACACCGCTGGAAGGGCGGTATCCACGCTACCCATGGCAACACCTCAATGTCGGGCAAAACAATGGTTACAGGGCATTTACACAGCCTGAAGGTAACACCCTACTCTGACTATAACGGCACACGTTACGGTGTTGATACTGGAACCCTTGCGGAGCCTAATGGACCACAATTTATAAATTACCTTGAGGATGGTCCAACTAACTGGCGGTCGGGCTTTGCCATACTTACATTCCATGAAGGACGACTTTTGTGGCCAGAGTTAGTCCATAAATGGGATGAGGGCAAAATTGAATTTAGGGGTAAAGTTTATGACGTATGACCTTGTAAATTTTCTTAGGGCAGAAATCAAAGAGCTGCATAGCATTTTGAATGAAACCCAGCTTTCCCTTGCTGAAGCAAACGACAGGCTAAACCGCCGTTCTGAACCGCTAAGTGAAGAGCGTATATATACGTTATACAGACGTAGCTTAGATTGGAGACAACTGGCTAGAGACGTAGAAGCAGATCACAATATTGAATAAAAAAAGGGGAGTCCTAAGACCCCCCTACAGACAACTGCATAAAGATTATGCCACACGTTCCCAAATCATACCGTCTTCGTCTTCAACGACTTCGCCGATTTCAACTTCTTCAGCTTCTTCAACTTCTTCAGCTTCTTCAGCTTCTTCAGCTTCGTTGGCTTCTTCCAAGTATTCGTCTGTAACGTCATAGTCAACAGCCCAGCCGTATGCTTGTTGGAATTCGATGAACTCTTGAATAATAGCGATCTTGTCAAAATCGTTTGTTTCAATAGTCACTGAATCACTAGACCACTCATAATCACCAATGCTAATTTCAATCTTGTACATAATAAACCCCTTGTTATGGCACGATTGCCGAGTAAAATGTTAAAGTCTTAATATGACAGTTCATCTAAGGAGAAACGATGGCTACAAACTTTACACTTACAAAAGGCGAACCCAAAGCTCAAGAAGCCAAGGAATACGTCGTTGAACGTGAGTACAAAAAAGAAAACCGCAAGGTTGCAGCGCTTGAAAAAGAGCTGAAAAAGCACGAAAAGACTGATATGGCTCATGCTCACCCCATGCACCGTTCACATGAGGCCAACCAAAAGAAGGCGCCTCTGCCATCAATGCGGAAATATTAAAGCAAGTTTCTCAGGGTTTCGTTAAGGACTGACATTTCGGTCTTTTTGTAGACACTCCAAATCCTTGCTTGGCCGTGGATGCCATTAAACGACCCTTGGTGGCAGTCTTTACATAGCGGTATGCAAAGGTATTGCTCATGCTGGACAATGTGATGGGCATCCGATGGACCAGCCGCGTCACATACCCCGCAAGGCATTTCCTTGATTGTGGCTAAATGCTCGCGTTCTTTCTTTGTGGGTTTGTTGTTCACTGATGCGACCTGTCTTGCATACGGTTTGTAGCTTCGCGTGTACGCCAAATTTCAATGTCCAATCTAGCTGCTTCAATCTCCCATTTAAGGGTTTCCTCCTGCTCAATCGCCGCAGCCAAGCCCTTGAGTAACTTTTGGTAGGCAGGGTCGGCGTACGCTTCGCGTTCTTGCGCGTTGGCGGCCTCAAAGCCCATATTTAGCGCATCTCGCATTAATAGCGCTTTTTGGCTTTTGCGAAATTCTTCAAGGTAAACCCGCTGGGCTTTAGCTTCGCCGTAAGCTGGCGCTTTGTCTCTAATCTGCTGTGCTGCTTCTTCGGGTTTCACTTTACAACTCCAATCATCCTAAGAGCCGCTTCAGGGCTGTCAATCCTAGCCAATGTACCTCCGCACCAACTTTCAAAAAAGTCGGCTTGTAAGGGCGTTAGAAGGGCTTTAGAGTCCCTTTTAATTTCTACCAAGAATGTGTGGTTGCCATACCCCACCAAAAGGTCAACTGGCAGGCCAATAATCCACACATAAGCGCCAGCATTCCGCAACGCCTTAACTATGGCGGCTTGGTTTTCATCAGTCCGAGCTGCGTATCGCATTCATCCTCCTGCGTAAATCATTAGCGGCGGGTAACCCACGCTTTTTCTCGATGTCTAACAAGACTTTCGACCACCAACCTGAAGCATTCGTTTTCCCATGGTCTTTCAATTTCTTGCGGTATCTCGCTATCCATTCCCGCGCTTCCATCGTCTTCATAGTCTCCAGTAGCTCTAAGCGCTGCTGTGGTGTCAGCGTAGCTAAGTTGACGTGTTTCTTTGTGTCGGTCAAGAAGTCGGTTTGCTTCATTTCTGTCCATTAAAACACCTCCTGGTCATCCTGCCAATGTTTGATAGGGCTGGTCTTAAAAACTTCTTTTAAGTCAGGCATTTTGTAATCTTCTTTCTGCCAAGCGTGTTTTGAGCATTTGGGTTTATCGCCCTCCATGTGTACAGACCAGCGGCTTTGACAACCGTGAACCAAACACATTAAACGCTGTACATCGTCAAACGCATCATCTTTTTGTTGGGTGAACTTAGTTATTGCCATGATATTTTCCCTCCACTATTTTTGCAAAATTGCTTGGTTTGATAAGCCACTCTAGATCGGCAACAAAAGCCCGACCATCCTTGCAATTGACTCTGCCAGTCAAGAATCTTGATTTGCCAACAGATTGAAAAAACTCAGCCCACCAGTTAAGCACATCGCCTGCTTCAATGGTTTTTTCCTGTGCAAGCTCCGCAGCCACTTCCCGCCAGCGTTGTCTAAGGTAACCAGCTCTAGTTTCGTTCCAAACCTCCACTCGCCGCATTGTTGGCAAGTTTTGGTGGTACAGCTCGATAACCGCTTTGTGGTCGCATTCGGGTAATTTCTTAATCGGCGGTTCAGGTTCACCGTCAGGTGGACATATAGAGGTATTTATATGGTTATTGGTTATTGGTTTATCGTTTATAGTTGCCTTAGCGATGGGTTGCGAGTCGGTAGCCATTGGGTTCTTTTTACGTCCACCAAGACGACCATTAATCCTATTTTTCTCAGCCATAGCATGATATTGCTCAATAACTAATTCGCATCTAGCGTTATGCCAACCCAATTCAGTTAACTTAAACATATCTTGTAAAACAGCTTTTACAACTTCAATATTTAAACGTAACCGCTTGGCAACCCACTGGGTATCCAATGGGATTTGATCTTCAGTGTCGTAATACATATCCAAAAGTCGGCGGTAAGCCAAATCTTCGTCATTGGATAAATGTGCTGTGGCGGCGCGGTAATCGCCAATATTAAATTGATAGTAGTGCATAAAACCTCACGTTGTCGGTCGCCGTTACAGAAAGAAACTGTGGCAGGGCGGTAACGAATCGCCTTTTCCCCCGCTAAGGGTAGCCAAGTCTCAACTATACCCTAAACCAATCAGGCTTCAAATCCTTTAACTGGCGCAAGCGCAACTCAGGAATCTGCTCTTTCCATTGGCTAACCGCTGGAAAAGAAACACCTAATATTTTGGCAAGCTCACGCCCTGAACCTGCAAGTTTGATTAATTCTGATTTAGTCATAGCTTAATTCTAAGTTAAGGTAGCTAAACAACAAAACCCCCACAAATTAGTCGGACATTAAACAAAGTGCTTGCAATTAAGTTAATCAAGGTTAATAATTCAGTCCATGCAGTAGCGCAACGCAAGCTGTACTTTAAGGAACCTAAATGTTTGAAATTGAAAAATACACAAAACCTACTGACTGGACAGCAATCGCTGTTTACATTGTTGCCATCATCGCCTTGGTAGTGGTTGCCCTTGATATTTTTGTTTGGAGGGCTTAATCATGGAAGACGGCGATACAGGCAAATTTATCACCTATTTGATTTGGGATGAGGTTACTGTTGATTGGACATGGTACG